GTTTGCGATTGAGCCTGTGACGGTGTTGAGATTACTGATGTTTGCTGACGTTGCCATCGTGTTTAGGTCAGAGACGAAATCTGTCGTGGCAAGTGTGTTTAAGTCTGCAACAATGTCTGACGTGGCCAGAGTGTTTATGTCTGAGATTATATCGGCTGCTGCTATGGTGTTGAGATCAGAGACGATGTCTGACGTGGCGAGCGTGTTTATGTCCGAGACGATGTCCGAGGTAGCCAGTAGGTTTATGTCATTGATAACGTCTGTGACGGCCAGTGTGTTGAGATCGGAGACGAAGTCTGACGTTATAAGACTGGCTTTGGCGGCAACGGCTGTTACGTTTGATGAGATGCCAGCCAATGTGTTAATGTTGCTGATTGCTCCGACGACTGTTGCCACGTTGCCTGTTGTTGCCCAGTATTTTGCCGAGAAGTTGGTGCCGTCTACGGTGCCGCTTGTCTTTGTTGCCCACTCTTTGGCCGCACCTTTGGATGCTGTGTCCGTAACGCCAGTGCCGCCAATGGCCCAAGCCTTTGATGAGTAGTCTGTGCTTGAAACTTGGCCATCTGTTTTAATTGCCCAGTCTTTTGCTTCCGAGACATCTACGATCTTTGATGTGTTCGCAGACGCAATAAAGTTACTTTCAGAGGAGTATGCGGTTGCCGTTGTTAGCCCGTGGACAAGGTAGACGTCCTTGTCTGACGTAGTGACCATGTCAAAATTATTGTATTGCGTTGATGTCGAGAAGGCACCAGTAATCTTAAAGAAGGTTGTTACGTCTGTATAACCTGATGTTGCACTTGCAAATTGACCAACCCTGACTTGGATTTTGTCTGTGGATGTGTCGTATCTAAATTGAAAGTTGTCTGCGCGGAAGACGCCAGTGCTTGTGTCGAACATGTCGTCTAGGAGATCGTGGAGCTGACGGTTCCCGATTTCTGCGGCTTCTAGGTAGGTATCAAGAACGTGCTCTCCAGTCTTTGCCGAGACAAAGCGTAGCTGTTCGCCTGTGGGTGCTGTAATGGCCATTAGTCGTAATACCCCATCTGCTTCATTAACTTGATCATCTTAGCTTTTGTGAGCGAATACTTATCGGTGTCGGCTGGCAAAGAAGCAGAGCTGATTAAGTTATCTAAATTTGTCTGCTGTTCGAGGACTTTTATCTCTAGTTGGACAATGCGTTGCTCAAGGCTCTTGACTGTAGCGGTGAGCGGCTGCTCAATCGCGTCCGATACGGCCTCAACATATGCCCCGATTGTGGCATCAACTCGTTCTCTAAGGGCATCTCTTTGTGCAGTGCTCATCGGCTGGCTCCTTGTCGCATAGGAACGAGATTGCCCTTCTGGACTTCGTTCTGAATGTTTTCCTGTGGCTGAACATTTGCTCCGCGCATCTTCTCCATGAGGGCCAGTTGTTGTGAGGGGCTTGGCCCTTTTGCTTGGAGTTCCTGTTGAGAGATGCGGAAGCGATCCATATCAGTAATACCCATCGCCCTGATGGCTTCTTCTGCGATCTTGCCTGCACTGTATTCCATGTTGAGGCCAGTTTGCTGCATGATCTGGAGCATGTTCATCCAAGTCTCTGCGTTTCTGGTGGGTTCGAGCGGGAGAGTTCCGTCTATGACGAGATAGTCAATGTCGCCTTGTAGGTCTTTGGCAACTTCGTAGTCGAGGTAGCCGTCGTCAACGACAGTGGAGAGTTGGGTGGGCATATTGTCTTGGTCGATTTTTATCGAGCCTTCGAGAGATAAGCTGTCTTGTATGTTGGCCGTCATCATCCTGACCATTGGCCGTATGGTTGTTGCCGACATGATGCGTGATATTACGCCAAGACGTTGAGAACCTAGCTGGGTCAACCGTTGGATTTCTGTGGCTGTTCGAATGCCGTCAGATGTTGGCATGCCTTGCTGGGCATCAGAGGCAGCGGAGACGCGCTGCTTGAAATCGGCCATTGCTGCGATGTCGTTGAAATGGCCTTTTGTAACGTCTGGAACCTGTGCGATAAAAACGCCGTCTCCTGGCTTCGAGCCAGGAAGCGTGCGCACTACGCCCCACGGATTTCGGTCTATGAGATCAGGCACTGAGACTTGTGTGGGGTCTACAAAGATGAGGTTATTAAGGGCTGCCGATACGTTGTCGATGCGTGATCGTAAGAGGTATGTTGCGATGTCGTGCATCGGTAAGAGAAGATCGTAGAGGGACTGCCCGTATGTTTTGTGAGTGTCTTGGTAGAGGCCACCAATTGCGACTGGGAATTGCTGGCCGTAAGGATTTAGTTGGAAACGAATGACGACGTTTTCGTCGAGTATGGTGATGACAAAGAACACTTGTTCGATTGATGGTACGCCGATTTCGTGGCCTGACATACGAACCCAAGTCTCATCAACGATGCGTGCGTCACCTAGTGTAAAATAGGCATGGTCGCTGCGCTCTCGCTGGTGTGGCTGGGCTGGATCAATAGACAGGCCACGCCCCTCTTCTTTGTGCCAATGATGAGCGTTCCATGCGTTTCTGGGAGGAGACATCTTATGTCGAAGCGCAGGGAACTTCTTCAGCTTGGGATATAGGCCAGAGTAGAGGAGCGTGTTGTATGAACAGTAGTCGGAGAATACGATGTACTGCATGTTGTCCCAGTCGCCCCAGTTGACGCGAGGGTCTGGGAAAACTCTTCGGGGATCAAAGTTTATGATTTGGTTCTGGTTTGTCTTTGCATCCCAAACAATCTTTGTCGGGGCAAAGCCGTAGCGGATACTGTCGAGTAGCATCTGTGCAAGGCGTGCTTCGCCTGCCGTTCTACGCATCTGTTGGTGGAGCACGCGCTCTAGGATCATTGCTGACTGGCGCGATTTGCGGTTCATACCTTCGAGCTGGAACATCGGATTACGGCCAGAAAGGGCAGCCATCATGTACGTTAGGACAGTGTCAGCGATTGCTCGCGTGTCGGCTATGACTGCCTTTTCTCTGTACGTGGTTGCATCTGGTGGCACGTAGACATCGTGTGCTCGGTCGGCCTCTTTCCAATGATCGTAACGCTTTGATATTTTGTGATATGACATATCGACCATAGACTTGACGTAGTCCACAATCTTGCGCTCCTCCTCGTCGGAGAGAAGGTGAGAGATGTCCTCGTAGTTTGTTAGCTGCTGCGCATATTGCGACAGGTCTACGATAACCCCCTCGTTGGGGCCAGACATGTATTCCGACTGTCTGTAAGACTGTTGTGATCCAGAGTTTGCCATAGGTTCTTTTTACCTTTAATTGTTTTGGTCGTCGTCCTATATGGCACCCCATCCCGCCCATTTGGATTTTGCCTTGGAAATATGGGTGTGCAAAGATTTTCCGAAAGACTGATCAATATCTTTTACGTTGTTGAGTGATTGAGTGGCATCACCGTGCAGGGCAAAGGCTTCTGGTGAGATTGAGGTTCGCGAGAGAACGTCGATTGCCATCGTGGTTGCGTCTACTTGGTCGTCATGGTTGCCGTTGGGAAACGAGACGCTCTCGTCTATGAAGGCGTCTAGCCAGTCGGCTTCTTCTGGTATGAAGACCCGACCACCTTGGATAAGGGGAAGGATCGAGTTTACTCTTGCGACCTTGTCTGTGTTGACCTTGTAGGGAATGACAGACATGCCGCTCTCGCGCTTGAGTTCTTGGAGGAGGGATTGGCCGCTTGCCTTATCCTCTATGTACATTGCGCGTAGCCCCTTTCCGCGCCAGCGGTTGTTGAGCTGGATGAGCCGCTGCTTGAGTTCGGGGAAGTCGTACTTGCCTCGCATGATAGAGACGATGTAGATGTCTCCGTTGCGGTCGATGCCAGCGACAACGGCGACTGAGTAGTCTGCGGTTTCCGTTTTCTTGAAGGCTGTGTCTGCCGTTATGATTAAAGTTTGAAAATTTTCTGGCGCTAGGTCGGCTGGGTACTTCTGCCACCATTCGGTTCGAATGATATTACCGCCAAGAATGTAGGGGCTTTGCTGATAGAGCGATGCAAACTCGCGGGGGTTGAGACGCTCTCGGCGCTTGAGTTCGTCTAAGGAAAAGCGTTCGGGCCAGAGGGCGTTCTCCTCTTCGAGGTAGATGCCGCGCTTTGACGGGTTGTCTGGGAGCTGGCCAGAGGCGAGGTACATCGGGTGGTCTTCTGGGAGGAAGCGACGGTTGGTTTTTGTTTTGGCTTTGGTTGTTTTTATTGCTGGAAAGTTGACGTGGTGCCAGCGTCCTTCTGACCAGTCTTCTGTTTCTTGGAGGCGGCCAGCTAGGTCGTCTGGGTGCCAGCGTGTGAGGATTACTATTTGCTTTGGGGGCGTGCTGTCTTGTTCTGGCTGGAGACGAGTGGCCAGTGCAGAAGTGTAGTAGTTCCATGTGCGATTGCGCTGGGTCATGCTCTCGGCGTCTTCGCGTGACTTGATGGGGTCGTCTACGAGGAGAAGGTTGGCTGGACGGCCAGAGGTTGTGCCGCCTACACCGACAGCGAAGTATGCGCCACCGTGTTCGGTGCGCCATACTTCTGCGGATCGGCTGTCTTTGGAGAGGCCGAAGTCGGGGAAGGCTTGGTTGATTGATTTTTCTTCGACGACGGTGCGGACTTGGCGTCCAAAGTCGATAGAGAGCTGGGAGTTGTAGGAGCAAGACATCACGAAGCGGGATGGATTGCGTGCCATGAAGTAGGATGGAAAGAGAACAGTGCCAAACGTGGACTTTGCGTGGCGTGGCGGCATGGTTATTAGGATATTGTTGGTGCCGAGCGTGCCTTTTTCCAATTTGTCTAGGGCATCTATGAGTTCGAGCTGGAAATCCGCGAGTTCCCAGTCTGGATAGTTAAGTTTTACGAAACCAAGGAAGTTTTCTTGGGCATCGCGGAGTTTGAGGAGGTATTTCGCTGCCTCGCGCTGGGATGTGGCTGACATTAGTGGCTTTTACGACGCATCTGGCTAGACATTGCTAGGTCGAAGGCGGCTGTGGGAGACAATATTGTCTCTGACATGATCGTTGCGAGGTGATCGCGCACGGCAGCGGCCTTTTTGTGTTCGGGTACAGTGGTTAAATCGAGTTTAGACATGGCGTTTCCGAACTCGTAGAGCGAAATACGGGCTGGAATGGCCTCTGCCTGCTTATTTATTATCTTCATCTGGGATTACCTCCGCTTCTATTGCGTCAATACCAGCAGCTATGCGCTCTAGTTCCTCGCGAGACATGTCTATGACGTCCTTGTCTGAGTGTTCGAGCTGGATGCTGGATGATTTTAGGTCGGGTACGACTTTGTTAAGGAGTGCGGAGAACACACGAGCCTGCGTTGGGTTCCAGTCTACCGTTCCAAGGACAACCTCGTTGGCTATGGATACCTGTTCTTGCATGATGCCAGCTATCTGGCCTCGTATGTGCGCGGTCTGTGCGGGGGAAAGAGTGTGTGCTCTCGCAAGGGCTACTGCTTTGTTCATTTTTCTCAAGCTCGGAATTATTTTCCTACACTCTAACGAGCAAACATTGGTCTCGTCGTCCTTTGGTCTCCAAGCATAGAAGCGCTTTTTGCAGACGGGGCATGTGGCGTTGGGTGTTCGGTTTTCACGTTTCATTTTTTGACTCGATTACTTTTGTGGGTGGAGAGTGGCGACCGCGACGTCATCGGCGGGGGCGACCCTCCCCCCCCTCGTGCAGAGGCGGTTTCCGAAGGAACTTCTGATGGTGCCGATTTTTTCGGTTTTTCCCTCAACATGCACAGGAGATTTCGCATGCCATTCGCAACAAACGCCCCGTCCATCAAGGACATGCTCGCAGCCGTAGACGCTGGAACCGCAACCCTCGACGAGGTCGCCAAGGTCGCCTCAGACCGCCTCGCTCGCGAGGGCAAAGGCGAGGGCTGGTACGCCAAGTACAACGCTCTCGCGGCCAAGTGCGCAGCAGGCGAGACCATCGCCGTCGCTGACGTGTTCCCCGCGAAGCCTGCCCCAGCGGCTCCAGTCGCAGCGCCTGCGGGTAACGTGAGCTGGGCCGCCGCAACCGAGACCATGCTCGCGGCTGCACCAAATGCGTCCGCAGCACAAGTCGCTGCGTTCGTGTCCAAGCTGATCCGCGCTGCAAGCTGATCGCTTCGCTTCGCAAGACCCATCGCCTTCGGGCGGTGGGTTTTTTTTTGGGCTTTCGTAGGAGGAGCGACCATGAGTTTACGTCAACTACTGCACAAACTACTGCACACAGTCGCTATCACGTTGTTTTTACACGACAAAAACACCCCTATGAGGGACGCGGTCACAGCATTTGTGGCAAAACGTTTCGAGTTTATTCGCTCGCGGCTCTTCACGATAGCCTTTTTCACGATCCCGTCAAACATTCCAACAACTTATCAGACGACGCATTTTTGTGTCGTCCCGTCTACGAAGGAGACAACCACATGGCCGTACGTTACCGCCAAGACAGACGACGCAAACCACTCGAACTCGTCCTCATGGACACCGTTCTCATGCTCTCATTCGGCCTCATGCTCGGCACACTCATCGGATGGTTGGGCATCAACTGGATCACAGGCTGCGGTGAATACACCCTCATACTCGACAGCAAGGAAATCATTCACGGCGAGTGCGTTGCCGTGCCGTGGAGGAACTGATGCACACGCTGATCATGAGATACCTCGACCAGTTCGAGGGTGGTGCAAGCAGCGTAGACCAGAACAACGCGCTTCGCATCCTTCGCTACCTCGCCAAGCACCCATTTGCCGAGGCCATGTTGTCGCAAGACGACACGATGACAATCACGAGCATTCGCCAACGCTACCACTAAGGAGGACACACCATGAACGATCTTCTCTCATACTTCACGAAGCTGCAACTCATCGACCCCGACTGGGACGACGAGCAGCCAAGCGAGATCAGCGATCTCGAAGCCAAGCACATCGCCACTCACGGTGCTGTGAAACTACCTATCCAAACCCTAGCGGAGGACAAACGCATATGAACTACCAAATCCATCTCAGCGAAATGTTCGGCAACACGTTCAGCGTGTCGGTGTCCACACCACCAAGCGAGGAAGGCTCACGTCTCGTGGACGAGATCGACTGCTTACCATGCTATCGTTCAGCAGAGCTGCTCGCTCAATACTTCTGCGTGAAGCACGGCGTAGACGAGTACTTCGTGCCAGACGACAAGGC